GCGTGTTCAGGACCGACGACGGACGACGCATCTAAAGGAGACCGCCATGGCCAGCCCAACGAAACACGACGCACCGCATGCTTCGCAGATGAAGCCCACACCCGGCGTCGGTGGCGCCCCAGCAACCGCAGGGAGCATGCAGCCGATGGCGGGGCACATCGCGCAGACGCCCGAGACCAAGGGCGCTGAGCCGGTCATGGTCGAGGGCATCGACCCCGTGCTGCTGCATCGCCTCTATCCCGACGCTGACAGCGCCGAGGACGTGGCAGCCAAAGCGATGGCGCAGGGCCAGCAGACCTGGGAGCAGGGCGCCACGCTGGTTGCGGCGCAGCAGGAGCCGATCTGGATCGAGGGCGACCCCGCAGTGGCGCCCCAGGTGATGCCAGGGCAACCAGCGCCAAAGACCAAGCCATGAGCGGCACCATTGAGCCGGTGCTGGTCGAGGGCATCGACCAGGTGCTGTTGATACGTTTGTATCCCGAGGCAGAGGCTCTCAGCGCTGCCGGCGATATGGCGCTGGCACAGGGCGTGGAGACTGCGGCCGCCGGCGCGGTGCTGGAGGCCAGCCAATACGAGCCGGTGCTGGACATCGATGCGCCAGAGGGAGGCGGCCCCGATCCGGCACCCACCGCACCACCGGTCAACGTCGACGTGCCCGTCGTCTCGCAGAGCGGCGACACGCTCACCTGCACCATGGGCAACTGGGAGGGCATGCAAGCAGAGCCGCACAGCTACGCCTATGCGTGGAGCCTGGACGGCACCTCCATCCCAGGTTCCGGGGCAACGCTGCCCGTCGTGGCAGCCGACGCCGGCTCGACGGCGACGTGCATCGTCACCGCCACCAATGCCATCGGCAGCACAGCAGCCCCACCCTCCAACGGCGTCGTCGTGGCCGCGCCGCCCTGATGGCATCGCTCGCGCAACTCCAGGCCGACGTGGCCAGCTACCTCAACCGGCAGGACATCCTGACATCGGGTGTCATGCCGGGCTGGGTGGCCGCGGTCGAGACCGAGCTTGCCGAGACCCTGCGGGCGCGCTGCCAGGTAGCATCGGCCATCCAGCCGATCGATGCGCCCTACATCGCGCTGCCTTCCGACTTCGCCACCATGGAGTCTATCCGCGACAACACCACTGGTGAGCTGCTGACGCTGAAGGATGAATGGTCGGGACATTGGAACAACCAATATGCTCCGATAGGATGGCAGCCCTACGACGCCATTACCGCGCTGAGCGGCCCCAGCGTCGCCTACAGGCTGGTGGCCAACTGCATCGAACTACTTCCTCATCCGGCCATTCCTAATCCCCCGGACCCGAACTGGCAGCCCCAGCAGATTTTAATGGGATGGTACAGGAAGCCCAGACCACTCCTCTTGCCGACCGATACCAACCCGATCCTGGAGAACCTCTATCCGGTCTATTTGTGGGGTGTTGTTAAGCAAGGCGCTATATGGGCGCTCGATGATGACCGCGTCACGCAGATGGACGGCCTCTGGCAACAGGCGATCACCAGGGCAAATTTGTGGAAGCAACAATCTGACTATTCTGGTGCTCCGCTTAGGTCCGAGCTTGCAACGGTATTCTGAGCATGTCAATGTCCATGTATGAAAAAGCAAGCTCAGGACTATCAAGAATGGCTGGCCTATCAGCGCCAGTGGTTCAAGACACCTCGTGGTCGATACCACCAACACAAAGGCAAAGCCGGAGCGCGCGGGATCGAATTCCTGCTGACGTTCGAGGAGTGGTGGGACATCTGGCAAGCCAGCGGCAAATGGGAGCAACGGGGGCGCCGCAACGATCAATATGTGATGGCGCGAGTTGGGGATCGCGGGGCCTATGAGCATGGCAATGTCAGGATCTGTCTTACCGGCGAGAACACTGACGAGATGCGTCAAGGGTTGCCGCCTCGTAGTCGGCAAAACCTCCAGGAACGGCGCGCGGCAGACAGAGAGTATAAGCAGCAGCAAAGACAGGGATTGCCGAAGAACCCTGCCAGATACGAGAAGGCATTTGGCCGTCGAATGGTTATCCGCGATGGTCAGCGGCGCTGGTCGCGTCCGGGTGATGCGGACTACCCCGACTGAGGCGACCTTCTGATGGCAGTCCTGCAGCGCCTCGCCCTCCGCGGCACGCCCAAGGCCACCAAGCAGGCGGCGCGCTACACGCCTGCCGGCGGCGCCGAGCGCTGCGGCATGTGCCGACACTTCGCCCCCTCCAGTTCCTGCGCGCGTATCGAAGGGCCAGTGTCCGCCGCGGGTTGGTGCCAGCTGTATTCGCAGCAGGTCGCCTGGCGCCCGCGTGCCGGACAGCTCGCCGGACTCAACCCGGGGCTCGTTCCACCGGGCGTGACGCTCGACCTATCGTTCATGGCACCAGGCACGTTGCCCCCTAATGTCGTGTTCACTCGCGCATCCACCGCCGCCTACTTTGATGCCACCGGCACGATGCAGACCGCAGCAGTCAACGCACCACGCTGGGACTATACCGGAGGCTCGCTGCGCGGGTTGCTGATCGAGGAAGCGCGCACCAACATTGTGCTCAATAGTGGTGATGCGAGCAACGCATCCTGGGTGAAATCCAATGGCGGTATAGGGTTGCCTGTCGCAACGGCTAACCAGGCAGTCGCGCCAGATGGCACTACGACGGCTGCGCGGGTTAGTTTCCCTGCGGTATCCTCCGCAGGTGACTGGAGCCTGTTGAACCCGATCATATCCTTCACGGCAACAGTAGCGCCCTGGACGCTTTCTATGTGGCTGCGTGGAAACGTAGGCGGGGAGCGGGTGTATTTAAGTTTCACACCAGATGGTGTACTGTATTACCGCACAACCTGCAATCTAACCACATCCTGGCAACGCTTTACGCTGTCCACACCGAACCTGACTGCGGCAACATGGTTCATAGAGGTTGGCACGGATCGCCGCGACGCCTCACAACTGGCAACCAGCGCACAGACCACGTTCATCTGGGGAGGGCAGCTTGAGGCAGGCGCATTCCCCACCAGCTACATCCCGACGACAGCAGCGAGTGTGACGCGGGCGGTTGAGGTGTGCTCGATCCCGACAGCGGCATGGTTCACCCCAAGCGTGGCATCGCTGTTCTACGAAATCATGCTACCTCTAGGCGGGGCTAATACGTTTGGCGGCTTCTGCGATACGAATTTCGGCAATGCGTTTTATATCGGATACGTGGGACCTGGCAGTGGTGTATCCGTGAACCGAGCAAGCGGCTTAAGCGCGCCGCCAACCCAGGCACTCGTTCCCGGCATCAACAAGGTCTGCGGCGTGATCAGCGCAGCGGGCGTGGAAGCCTGTGCGAACGGCGGCACAGTTCAGAAATCTTTGGGCGCAACGACAACACTTGCCACGTCTACCCGGCTGGCAATCGGCAATGATCCCTGGTCACTGACGACAGCAATCAACACTTGGATCAGGCGGGTCCGTTACTGGCCTCGCGTGCTGTCTGACGCCGAGTTGCAGTCGGTGACAACGTGACCGGCAGCGACATCGAGACATGGGTGCCGACGCAGATGTGTGAACCCGGCACATGGGCGCCCTTCCCGCTGCCGGACAGTGGCCTCGGCTCACCCTATGATGTGGGTCCATATGGCGCCGGCCCCTACGAGATGCTGGTTGCCACGTTCATCCCGATTGCGCTGTGCGGCAATCAGCCGGGGGACTGGGTGCCAGGCCCGTTCGATGTGGTGGCAGTATCATGAGCGGCAGCAGCGACTATACCCAGACGCCCAACCTGCTGCTCTATAAACCGATCTCCAACCGCGCGATCGGCACGTGGGGCGATCTGTGGAACTCCAACGCCGACAAGCTCGATACGGCATTAGGTACAGGCGCTGGCGGCGTGTTCCTGCCGATCACCGGCGGCACCATGACCGGCGCTGTGGCGCTGGCTGGCATCAGCACCGCGCCCACCGCAGTCCCCGGCACCAACACGCTGCAACTGGCCAATACGGCATTCGTGGCGGCGCTGGTTGCGTCGCAGGGCGGCGTCACCTCGTTCAACACCAGGGCCGGCGTGGTCACGCTCACCAGCGCCGATCTGACGGCTGCGGGCGGCGCACTTCTCGCCTCCGTCCCTCAACCGTCTTCGACCACACCCGTCATGGACGGCACCGCCGCGGTCGGAACCGGCACCACTTGGGCCCGCGCCGATCACGTCCATGCAAGCGATACCTCCCGGTATGCCGCATCCAATCCGAGCGGGTATCAGACCGCTGCACAGGTGTCCGCAACGGCTGCGACCTATCTGCCGCTGGCAGGCGGCAACCTGACGGGGAACCTGAGTGTGAACTCTGGTGTTGTGGCGGCATGGCAGTCTGGCGGTCAGGCCCCTACGTTTGCCTGTTGCAACAGCGGCGGCACGAGCACCGGCGGCATGGCGCAGGTTGGCGGTAACCTGACCCTGTACGTCACCAGCGGAGGCGCAACGATAACGCTGGGAACCTCCAACAATATGGTGTTCAGCGGCGCAACTGCCTCTAAGCCTGGGGGTGGGGCGTGGGGCGATAGTTCGGATGCGAGAATAAAAGACGTGCTGGGCGACTATGCGGCCGGGTTGGCGGAAATCACGGCATTGCGGCCGGTGCGGTATCGCTACAAGGGCAACGATGCCGCGAGCAAGGAGGCCGTCTCGCCGCACGCCCTTGTGCTGGATCGCGATTTCGTCGGGCTGGTCGCGCAGGAAGCCGAAACCGTCATGCCGGAACTCGTCACGCAGGGCGACGGGTTCGTGGACGGGGCAGCGGTCAACGATCTGCGATCACTCGATGCGACGGCGCTGACATTCGCCCTGGTCAACGCGGTGCGGGAGCTTGCCGCCAGTGTGGCGGCTTTGGAAGCGACACCATCAACAGGAAAGGCGTGATCCATGGCCACGTTCGCCGGATCGATGTCCAACACCGCGCAGCCCAACCCGCAGTGGGTGGCATGCAGCGGCCAGCCGCTCTACGTGCTCGACGCCAAGCAGCCCGTGCGCACCAAGGGCGTGCTGAGTGAAGGCAACCGCCAGGATTATCTGCGCCAGGTCGGATGGCAGGGGCGTCGCCGCGGCCTCGGCCCCCTTGGCTGGCTGATCCTGATGCCATTTGATGCAGGCGCCACCTACAAGATCTCCACCGCCGACGATCCCGTCGAGACAGCACTGACGCCGCCGATCCCGTGGCCAGGCAAGCCGCCAGCGGGGATCAAGTAGCGATGAGCGACACCACCACCCCGAACTATGGTTTCGATTTACCAACAGTTGGCGCCTCGCAAGACACCTGGGGTGGCAAGCTCAACGCCAACTTTGTCCTGGCCGACAGTGCGATCCATGGGCTGGCGTCCGGCTATCTGCCGATCAGCGGTGGCGGCACGATCAACGGCAATCTGGCCATCGCGCCAACGAGCGGTTACGCGAGCCTGGCGCTGAGCAAGCCGACCGGCGCGAACGGCAACCAGATCGAGGGCGCCACGGCCGGCAGGCCGCGCTGGGCCTTGTTACTGGGAGACGCGACAGCCGAAAGCGGCGGCAATGCCGGCTCGAACTTCTCGATCAATCGGTTCGATGACAGCGGCAGCTACCTCGGCACGCCCCTCAGTATCAACCGCGCCAATGGTAACGTCAGCATCCAGCAGAGCTTGTTTGTCAATGGTGGGGTGTACGCGGCTGGCGGCCGCATCATGTCAACCGGTGCAGGCAACAACCCAAGCGTCGCGGTCTACAACACCAGCGTCAATTGGGCCGGCGGCTGGTGGGTTGGAGCGGCCGGCGCCCTGCAGTTCGGCACCGTCGATGCTGGTGGCAGCCCAAATAACCCGTATGGCTACCTTTCCAACACCTCGTTGGGGTTCGCGGCTGGCACTGTCTCGATCGAAGTCAACACCGGTGCGAACAGCCTGTGCTATGGCAGCGGAACCGACTTCAACGTGCCAGGGCAGGCGTGGAAGCCTGGCGGTGGCCCGTGGGCCGCGCTGTCCGATGATCGGGTCAAACGCAATGTGCGGCCCTACAGCGCGGGGCTTGCCGACATCTGCGAGCTGGCCCCCATCCGCTTTGAATACAACGGCGATGGCGGCTCCGCTGACGACGGGGTGACGCGCTACGGCCTCTCGGCACAGGCCACGCAGCCAGTCATGCCTGAGTTGGTGCATGAGATGCCGGTGAGCCAACACTCGCTGCCGGGACAACTCGCGACCGATCTCGGGCCACTCACATTGGCGCTCGTTAATGCGGTGCGTGAACTCGCAGAGCGCGTGGCGTCCCTGGAGCTGCAGGGCTGATGGGCCGTATCTACAGTAGAGACTGGCACGATCATGTTATTCCGGTTCCATGGGCTCGTGCTTACTATCTAGCAAACAAGGAGGCATACGCAGAACGAGCACGCAAGCATCGTGAGAAAAAGCGGGGTGCGCGGCAATGACCCGCCTAACTCAATCACCTCCTCCTGGGATAGTCAGACAGTCAACTTCCGAAGCGACAGCCAATCACTGGTACGACTCGAACAACATCAGGTGGAGAGGTGGCGTGCTGACGCCAGTCGGCGGCAATGCTCTGCTGCAGGGCACCGAGGTGTCAGACACCCCGCGCGATGTTCTCACCTGGCACGATAACAGCTATCAGCGCTGGGCGGCGTATGGCACCGATACGCACCTTTATGCGTATTGCTTCGATACCGGCCTGCAGTACGACATCACGCCCACCGGAGCCCCGCCGATCCTGCCGCCGGGCTATCCCTCTGGCTACGGCCTCGGGTTCTATGGCGATGGCCTCTATGGCATCAGCAGCCCCAGCGGCTCGCCCATCGGACCGCCCGGCATCCTCGGCAATATCACCGACTGGTGGTCGATGGACACCTTCGGTGAGCTGCTCGTGGTGGTGCCGACCCAGGACGGGCATCTGTATTCCTGGAACCCGACGACACCGACCGTGCATGCCACGCAGGTACTCAATGCGCCCACCGGTAACCGCGGGGTCATCGTCACCGATCAGCGCCAGGTGGTGCTGTACGGGGCCGGTGGCGATCCGCGCGCCGTGGCGTGGTCCGATCAGGAGGATATGACGGTCTGGACGCCCGACGTGACCAACCTCGCCGGCTCCAAGCAACTCGTCACCAACGCCCATGCCCTGACCGCCTGCAAGGTGGCTGCTGGCATCCTGCTGTTCACCACCAACGACGTGCATCTGATGACCTATGTCGGGCCGCCATACGCCTATGGCATCAACCAGATTGCGGCCGGCTGCGGGCCGATCTCGCCGCGCGCGGTGGCGGGCGCCGGCGGCTTTGTTGCCTGGATGAGCCTGCAGAACTTCTGGCTCTACAACGGCAACGTGCAGGTGCTGGGCTGCGATGTGAAGAACTGGTTTTTCAGCGTGCTGAACGCCGGCAGCATCGGCCGACTGTTCGGCTCGGCCAATCCTCAGTACGCCGAAATCTGGTGGGACTTCCCGGATGAGAACTCATCGGGCGAGTGCAACCGCTACATCGCGATGAACTACTCGGGGGTGTTGCCAGGCGTCTATTCAGGCCAGGCCGGATCGGTGGCGGGCTACTGGCTGCTGGGTCGACGCGCGCGCACCGCTGGTGATCGCATCGGCACGCTGGACTACCCGATCCTGGGCGGCCTCGGGCCCGGCGGCACGGGCGGCGCGCTGTATCAGCACGAAACCGGCTGGACCGATAACGGCGCACCGCGCGCCAGTGCCGGCGAGGTGTTCGTGGAAAGCGGCAGCATCAACCAGGGCGAGGGGGATATCCGGTTTGCGGTCAAGCAGCTGGTGTTCGACAGCACGACAGATCCGGTATTGGCGCCCAACTTCGGGTTCAGATTTTTCGCCCGCGAACAGCCTTGGGATAGCGCCGAGACCGATACCGGGCTGTACACCGGCGTGCATGCAGGTCTGATGGACACGCGGGTATCGGGGCGCAGCATCCGGATGCGGCTGGAGGCGACGGCCGATGCGCCGTTCTCGGTCGGTCGCACACGCATCGATCTGGCCAAGGCGGGGAAGCGCTGATGGTCGCGCATCTCCGTCATCCCGCAGCGCCGTTCGTTGCCCCGCTCTCGGGCGACATCAACCAGCGGCTGGCGCAAGTCGCGGACGCACTCAACCGCAAGGCTGACGCCAATGGCGCGACGGTGTTTCCCTATATCGGGCTGACCTCGCCAAATGGGACGACATGGAAGGTATCGATCGATGATACCGGGGCGCTTCATTTCGACGCGGTGCCGCGATGAGTTTGAGCGGGGGCGAGAAGGCACACAGGCTGCAGCAGGCGCTGGAGTATGGCGGCCCGACCCACAGGCTCGATGACGTGGTGCGGATGCTGAAGGCAGGACAGGCGCAACTTTGGGAGAATGAAGGCGCGGTGATCGTTACCGAGATCAACGATTACCCGCTGCGGAAAGCTATCCACTATTGGCTATTGGCCGGCGAGTTGCGCGATGTCCTGGCGCTTGAGCACGAAATCAACCCATGGGCGGTGGAGAATGGCTGCACCGTAGCGACGGCATGTGGCCGGCGTGGCTGGGGCCGCGTCGCTGCCCCTACGGGCTGGAGGCCGTGGCTGCCTAACTTCTACAAGGATTTGCGCCATGGGTAGTAAGGGCGGCAGCCAGCAAACGGCAAATAACGGCACCAGCAACACGTCCGGCTCATCCTCGACGCAACTCCCGTCATGGCTGACCGGCGCGGCACAGCAGGCTGTCGGCACCGCACAGACGCTGTCGCAAGACCCCAACCTGTTCAATCCCTACCCAGGGCAACAAGTTGCCGACGTGTCGCCCGGCATCCAGGCCGGCTGGAACTACGGCACCAATGCCGACCCGACCGCTATGGCGCAGCAGATCGGCGGCACCACCGGCAACATCTACTCGGCCATCAGCGGCATGGCGCTGCCGCAGCAACAGCAGTATCTACAGGGCGGCCTGCAGCAGGCGCAGGGACTGCTCGGGGGGTGGGCGGGGCAGGGACCGGCCAGCGCGCAGGGCGTGGCGCAGGACGCCCAGTCGATGATGTCGCCCTACATCCAATCGGTGATTGACCCGACCAGAGCATTGGGTCAGCAGGCACTGACCCAGAATTTGCAACAGGTGGGTGCCAACGCAAATCAGGCGGGTGCATTCGGTGGCTCGCGCCAGGGCGTCATGGAAGGCGTGGCGCAGTCGCAGGAGGCGCTCGGCGAAAGCAACATTCTCGGCAACCTGCTGAACACCGGCTACGGCCAGGCGCTGACCCAGGCGGGCAACCTCGCCAATACGCGGCAGCAGCTAGGTGCCACTGCGGCCGGCAATCTGGCGTCGATGTATGGCAACGTCGGCAGCGCCATGGCCGGCTACGGGCAGGCCGACCTCACCAACGCGCTCAACGCAGGACAGGGCATTCCACAGCAGTATCTGCAGAACCTGCTCGGCATCGGTGCCGGGCAGCAGAGCCAGCAGCAGGCGCTGCTGAATAGCCAGATGGGCAACTACTACGCGCAGCAGCAGCAACCGATCCAAAATCTCGATCTACTGCTCTCCGCCGTCACTGGCGTGCCCTACGGCACCACGGGCACGACCTCGGGCACGGGTGGCACCACCGGCACCACGACGGGCAGCACAAATCCCGGCGTCGGGAGCACAGTAGCGAGTGGTATCGGCACTGCGGCCGCCGTCGCCGGCACCATCGCGCTGATCGCATGACGCAGCCCACCGCCCCCTTGGATACGCTCATGGGCCTGCGCTTCAACGTGCTGCAGGGTGCCACGTTGGCGCTGACCGAGGCGGCCCACGTCAGCGCGCTGCTGGCGATGATGGAGCCTGAGCAGGACGCCACGGTACTGGATCTCGGCTGCGGCATCGGTGGCGTGGCGCAGTTGATGGGCGCCGAGCGGCCAGATCTGCGATTTGCGCTGGTCAACAGCGAGCCGCTGCAACTCGCGATGGCCGACCCGAAGCTGCTGCGGGTGCTGGCCGATTACCACCACGTCCCGCTGCCGGACGGCTACGCCTCAGGTGCCATGTTCCTCTACTCGCTGTGCTACGGGCGTCTGCTCGATGCCCTGACTTCGGCGCACCGTCTCGTGCAGCCGGATGGCTGGCTGTTCGTGTACGACTTCGAGCGTCTTGGCGGTGACAACACGCTGATGGAGCAGCGGCTGGGTTGTCACGCCGTAAGCGTCGAGGAGACGCAGGCAGCAGCCGAGGCCGCCGGCTGGCGCATCGCATCCTGGGAGCGTCTTAAGCCGCATCCCGAGCGGTTCTCAATGGCCTGCGCTATCGTGCCCGATGGCGCCGCTATCTTCAGCCAGATTGCCCTGGTTGCCTGGCGCGCGGTGCGGCAATGAGGGAGCGGCTGGATCGACATGATAAGGTGGCGCTTGCGTTTTCCGGCGGAAAAGACTCCCTCGCGTGCGTCTATCTGCTCAAGGACGACTGGGACCGTATTTGCATTTACCATGTCGATACCGGCGACGAGCTGCCGGAGATGCGCGACGCGGTAGCAGCCATCGAAGCCATGGTGCCGCATTTCGTCCGCGTGCAAACCAACGTCACCGACTGGATCACGCGCAACGGCGTGCCGACTGACCTGGTGCCGCACACAGCGCACTACCTCGGGCAGGCGATGGGCGAGGGCAGCACGCGACTGGCCTCACGCTACGATTGCTGCCGGGACAATCGCGCCGGCCCGCTGTTTGCCAGGATCGTGGCAGACGGCAACACGATGATGATCAGCGGCATTCGACAGAATGACATGCGGATCATGCCATCGCATGACGGCGATGTGCTGGACGGCATCGAGGTGTTCTATCCGCTGGAGACGTGGAGCACCGCCGACGTGCTGGGGTACCTGGCGCGTGTTGGGGCGCCCCTGCCGGCGTTCTATCCGGAGCTGGAGCACGGCGTGGACTGCGCGGGCTGCAGTGCCTGGTGGTCGGAGAAACGTGGCGCGTGGCTGCGGCGGAAGCATCCGGAGATCTATCGGCGGTATCAGGCGCGGCTGCGGATGATCGAGCAGGAGATCAGCGAGCCGCTGCGGTTGCTGACCAGCGAGATAGCGACGGAGCATGTGCGATGAGTGGTTACACGCCGCTTCCCGATGTGCTCGCCCAGTGGGGCAATGAAGAAATCCCTGTGGGCCAGGGCGGGTTCGTTGATAGCGGCTCGTTCGACACACCAAGCAGCGGTGGCATCGACGCTGCTGGTCTTGCCAAGGCGATGGAAGGGCTCAAGGCCGGTACCCCACAGCAGCCGGCGGCGTCAAACCTGCCGGCAGGCGCGTCAGCGGCATCGGGCGGGGCTTCCTCGGGCGCCTACAGTGGCAACCCGGCGGGCATGCACGGCCTCGTGCAGATGCTGATGGAGCGCGTGCAGGCGCTGCGAGCCGCATCCAATCCGGCCAATGCTAGGCCGGTCAATCTCCAGGGCGGTTCACGGCCTAGCGGCTTATTGGGGTTGTAACCATGGCAGCACCTGACACCGAGACACAGGCCCCACCTGACTACTCTGGGGCATCGCCAGACCTGCTAGCGGCGCTGAAGAACCTAGGCGGCGGCGGTGCCCCGCTCGATTACGGCTCGCTTGCACAGCAACTCCTGCAACAGCCCACGCTGCCGCAACCCGACACCACGCCGGTCACCCGCGGCTTACTCTCGCGGCTCGGTGAGGCACTCGGTGGCGGCCAGGTCAGCGGCGTCATGTCGCCGGCACAGTCGGAGACGGCCGGGCTGCGCTCGCTGCGTGACTTCGGCACCAGCCTGATAGCGGGCTCTGGCTACTATCCCGGCAAGCCGGCGCTCGGTGCCTTCGCGGAGGGCTTCCAGGGCGCTGAGCGGAGCCAGCGGGGATCGGAGCAGCAGGCGGCTGCCACTCTCGCAGCGCAGCAGCAATACGCCGCCGGGCAGCAGGAGCAGTACCTCAAGCGGCTCAAGACGGCGCTCCCGCTGCTGCAGATGGAGGCCGGTTCGAACATCCCAAATGCGCTGCTCAGCGCCAACACGCCGGCCGTGCCGGGAACAGCGGGCGGGGCCGGCAAGCCAGGAGGCGGTGGCATTGCTCTCGGCATGCGGCAGAACAATCCGCTGAACCTGACCTTTGCCGGGCAGCCAGGCGCGCAGCCAGGACAGGGCAACCGGTTCGCCACGTTCTCCGATCTTCCGAGCGGCGTTGCGGCAACAGCGGATCAGCTCGCGCTCTACCAGACACAGCACGGCATCAACACGGTGCAGGACGCGGTCAAGCGCTGGGTCAGCGATCCGAAGGCCGATCTGACCAGCTACACGGCCGATGTCGCGAATGCCCTCGGCGTCAAGCCGACCGACAAGATCGATCTTACCGACCCCGCCGTGCAGCAGAAATTCATCCTCGCTGCCCAACCCCACGAGAGCGGCGGCGGTGGTGCGACGCTCAATCCGGCCGATGTCGCAAAGGGCGTGCAACTGGCGGCCGCCAACCGGGGCCAGACGGTGCAGGGGCCCCAGGCGCCCTATAAGGTAGCCACGGCAGGCGCGACCGTTCCTGGGCCTCCCAGCGGCTCTACGACGGCGCCCGCCGCAACGCCTCCACCCCCGGGCCAGACGCCGCCAGCGGCCTCCACAGCCCCACCCGCGCCGCCCACGTTTGCCGACTTCCAGGCAAAGAACCTGATCCCGACCACGCCAGAGGAGCAGACGACGCTCGATGGCCTGAGACGGGTGCAACAGCAAACGGCGACGGAGTTGCAGCGCGCGCCACAGACTGGCGTCGATCGGGTCAAGGTCGTCCAGGCAGCCCGCGAGGCAGCCGACAATCTGGCCAACGCGACGCGCCAGATACAGGACGCCCACACCGCCCATCAGGTGACGCTGTACAACGCTGACCAGCAGCGGCAGGCGCAGGCCGGCATCGAGACGCAGAGGATACAGGCGGCGGCAGCCGAGGCCGAGAGGCAGCGGCAGGCGGCTGAGCGGATCGAGAACATCAAGGCCGGCATCACGCAGCGCCAGAAACAGGCCGATGCGGACGTTGCGGCTGGCAGTAAACTCTCGGAGACGTACGACGCCAACGCAGCGCACGCCGGTGAAATCCACACCATGCTCGCGCAACTCGGACCTAACCTACAGAACCTGCCGCAAGGCTTTACCGCTCAACTCATGGCGCAGCATCCAGGGTTGGTCACGACAATGGCCAACGCTGGCCTGGTTGATCCGAAGACGCGCGATGCCGTGCAACTTGTGACCGGCCTCAATAATTATCTGTCAGTTGCACTGAGGCCGCTGCAATCCGGCTCGCTGCGCAATGTGGAGATGGAGAAGTTCCAAGCTGCGTTGCCTAACATGCTGCAATCGCCTGCCGGACAGCAGAAGGCATTGGCATTCCTACTGAACATGACCGACCGGGTGCAGAAAGAGGCCGACTACGTTCGTGGGCAATTCCATCGGCAGATACCAGATCCAACAAACCCAAACGCGACACTCCCGGCCTATAATCTGCCGCCGGATCTCTTCTCAAAGATGGACAAAGAGCTGGGCCCGGTGCTGCCTCATTATAGCGGTGGGGCGCCGACAGATGCGACGGCTGCCGATTATCAGAAGTATGTGCAGAGCCAGAAGCCAGGCATGCCATATTACGGCTACACGCGGGTGGTTCGTAATGGACAGCCAGTACTCGATAAGAACGGACGGCAGGTTATGCGGGAGGAGCTGCAAGTGGCTCCGGAGGAGTAAGAGATGGCAGCTTTCCCCGGCGCTCCTGACGCTGCTCCAACTCTCAACGATGTTGTCCCCACCTCTGAAGCAGACGACGCAACGATGACGCCAACAGAAGCGTCGAAGGCAGCAGCCGACGCTCAGCGCGTGCGATCCTCGCAGCCAAACACCGTCGCTGATGTCACATCCACGACGGATGTGGCGCCGCCGCCTGGAATACTGAGCCGTGCATGGACCTCTCTAGCCTCCATCCCGAGTGAAATCGCCAATCCAACGCCTGCCACAGCCAGCGGGCCTCCTGGTGTCGGGAAGGAGTTCGGTGAAGGCTTCGTCCGCGGCATTCATGACGTGGCAAGCCCACCGACCACATGGCTGCTGCGGCAGCTAGGCGTTGGTGACGCGGCAACCAAGCAGGCCGCAGAGCGTCAGCAGCAGTTCGAGCAGCAATACGGCAACAGCCCCGTCGCCTCTGTTGGGCGCACCGTCGGCCAGACGGTTGCCACACTGCCGGCGACGAGCGGCGCTGGCGCCCTGGTGACGCGCGGCGCTGCCACCATTCCTGGCGTGGCCGGACGGGTCGTCCAGGCAGTAGCGGGATCGACGCCTGCCGAGGGCATTGTGGGGCGAACCGCCCAACTGGCCACACAGGGCGCTGCGACGGGCGCAACGCAGGCAGGGCTAACATCATCGGCGTCAGATCAGCCGATCAGCGATCAGCTGCTGACAGGGGCGACAGTCGGTGGTGTCGCAGGCCCGGTGATCGGTGGCCTGACCAAGGCAGTCGACATGCTGCGCGGCTACGTCGGTGGCGTGCGGCCAGAGATCGCTGCCTTGGCCGACAAGGCGCGGCAACTCTACCGCGTGAATATCCCGGCGCCATCGATGCTGGACAACCCGACGCTGCGCATGATGGCGGACCAGACGGCAAAGTGGCCGTTCAGCGGGGCTGATGCAGCAGCGCTCGCCAGCCAGCGGCAAATCCAGGGTGCCATCGCCAACCAGATGGGCTCGGACGCCAATACATTCGGCCCCGCCACGATGAAAGCGGCCGCAGATAATCTCAGCCAGGGCTATAAAGACGCGCTGGCCAAGGTGCCGAACGTCGTTGGTGGTCAACCGCTGGTCGATGCGCTTTCTGATATTGGCACCGACGCTTCCAAGTATACCGTGGGCGATGCGACAACTCATGTTGGGAGGGCCATTCGTGAGGTGGCCGACGCTTTTAAAAGCGGCCCGATTACTCCGGAGGCTTACCGGTCACTGACCGGCTCTGACGGCCCTTTGGCTAAGATTTCCAATGCGGCGCCATCGGCGGCGCAGGACTATCTCGGCAGGATCAGGGACGCGCTCAAGGATCGGCTGATTGCGTCATCGCCTCCGGGTGTGGCTGACGATCTGAACAAGCTCGACGCACAATGGCGCGCGATGAAAACCATCCAGCCGTTGGCCGCCAAATCGACGCTCGGGGATATATCGCCTGGTGGCCTGCAGCAGCAGGTGATCAATCAGTCCAATCGGTTCGATGGTTCGGTCAGCGGCAAAGCCTACACAGGCGGCGGCGCACTCGGTGACCTGGGCGACATCGGCAAGCAGTTCTTCGGCGCGATCCCTGACAGTGGAACGGCTGCGAGGCTGCAGGCGATGGACCCGGTAAAGGCTGCGATGATGGCCGTTCCTGGTGTAGCCAGTCGCCCCTTTCAATCATGGCTCCGCGGCCCAACGGTGTCTGGCCGGGTTATCGACACCAGCCTTGGCAGGCCAACGCCGGATATCGGGCGAGCGATACCGTATGGCTTGCTGGGTGCGATCGACGCTGCTCGTCAGTGACGTGTGATGACGGCCACGGCTGACAGCACGGCTGGGATGGCCAGCAGGATGGTTGCCACAGTGGCGAGGGGGACGAGCACCGATGGGCGCAGCAGCCACGCCACGAGCCTGCACAGCCCCGCGATGCTGTAGACAGCCAGCACGAGCGCGACCCCGAATAGGCTCATGACGACGAAAGCGTTGATCAGGAAAAGGAGGATGCTCACATCGATCCGATCACAGTGGGTGAGGCGGCGCTCACAGCCGGCCGGTCAGCATAGCGGCGGCTTCGGGAGCGGCATCCAGTGTGTCGGCTGCGTTGCGCCGTTCGATTGCATCCACTGCCCTCGCTTGAAATAATCGGTCCCCACCAAGGGGATGTAAGCGTTCGGCTTGCACCCTGGACGATGGACGATGATATCAGTCCCATCGCGCGGAGCGGTCTCAATCGGCTGCCAAGTTGGCTTTGCCGCATTGTAGTTGTTCCGGCACGCCTCGCGCATTTCCTCGCGGGTGTATTCGCGGACCTCGGTCGTATTGGGTTCACTGGCCATTGGTGACAACCCTATCAGTTTGCGGATGTCTTGGATTGCCGCCATGTAAGCTGCGGTCATGGCTAGCCCATGCTCATCGTCGCCGCACCCCTCGCCTTTCAAGCTAAAGGCGAACGTCTCCAGAGCAACGCGCAGGGTCATTGATTGGCCTACCGTGAGAGGGCTGCCGTTGATCGTGACCGATGCCTCGGTGGTATTGGAGTCACTCATGTTGGTTGCCATTGCTTCAGCGCGGCGGCGATCAGGTCGCGTTCCTCAACCGTCAGCGCGCGCCACGGGGGCGACACGACACGCTCGTGCCCGCGTTCCCAGACCGGCAAATCGAACAGGTCGGCGATCAGCTTGTGACGGAGGGCCTCGGTCGTATTGGATACCGGGTCAGCCATTTGCAACCTCGTGCGTAGTGCGCCGAATATCGTCAGCCGGCCGCGAGGTGCTCCTCGCCTTTGATCACCACCTCGTCCAGGTCGTCACCGGGCTCGGCTGGGAAGCGGGCGTATGCTTCCGCCAGAATAGAGCTGATCTCGCGCTGCACCCATTCCGGCCCGGCGGCCAGGGCGTCGCCCACCGTGGCGCGGCCACCAATCTCCACCACCTCACTGCGGTGATGCAGGACGGCAACCGCCGCGCGCAGCTTGTCCAGGAAGATGCGCCACGCTGCCTCGGTGCGCGCGGGATTCTCGTTTGGCGGGGCGCCCGGATATGCAGCGGCAGGCTCGGCGTCGTAGACCGCCGGATCCGCCTTGCGGGGCGCGCGCGGCGTGGCGGCGGCGGCGGCCTTCAGCGGTATTTGGGCGTTGAGCGCATCACGCGGGCTGGAGGGTGGCGGTGGCGCCTCTGGTGCGGGTGTTCCGAAGGCGTAGAGGCTGTCCACGCGGCCGATGGTGCGTTGCAGCGCCTCGTCAGCCTGATCCAGCACGGGCAACCGCTTCGCCAACCGACGCACCACCGTCTTGCGCGCCATCTCGCCGGGGGATGTTACCCATGGTCCGTCATTGGGTGTTGAGGATGTCTGACGCACGGTCATCACCTGGTCCCACGTCATGACCTCGCGCTCGCGCGTGCCATCTTTTAGCACCGCAATCGCGTAGACTGCGGCTTCATTGCCGTCTGCGACTTTGCTCATGTCGCGCCGATGCACGATTCGCTCATCGTCCCCGAGCAGCACGTCGAATGGCTCGCCCTCGTAAACCACATTAGCGGAAATCGTGGCGACGCTGCCGGAGGTTTTCACCTTCTTGTAGATGCCAGCGATCATCGGCTGCCAGTTCGCCTTGCCCTTGCGCGGCACAATGGCGCCTTCGCGACCGTCGGGCATCAGCCCATCTTGCGCAGCCGCGAGGACGGCATTGAACAGCGACTGGCGGTCGCAATTGAGCAGGGCAGGCATTCGTCTGATCGCGGCCAGCGCCACCTCGCGGAACTTCTCCGGCGACACGTCGGCCGGCAGCAGCGCAGCGAACTGCGGGGCGAGCGCGTTGATCTCGTGTTCGACGGTCGTCAGTGCTTGGCTCATAGCGTCCTCAGAACTAAATGTGTCTCGCCGTTATCCAAAACCGCTCCAGCGATCTTTTGCCCTGCGTTCAGCGCCTTCTTAATCGCCACTTTATCCGGCGCTCGCCTCCACCACTCGTCAGGTAACGCTGCCTCATCGATCGGGGCCAGTTCGCGACGTGTCGCAATGGTGGCAGTGTAAAGCGGTCGATCTGCATTCGTGAGGTCAACGCCCTCCAGCATGCGCTTCATCACGTCGCGGCTTTTGGAAGCGCGCGCCTCAATGCGTTTGAGACGCTCCTTCCCAATCTCGACGAGTTTCGCGTCAGCGATCGCCAGTTCCGCCACGTCATCGAGTGCAGCGAAGAAGCGACTGTTGCCCTCAAGGGTGTCATAGCGGAGCAGAGGATCGCGGCCGAGGCGTGGGTCGCTGCTGATGAGCTGCATCGCCTCGCTCATGACTTCTTCAAGTCTGTGCGGGCTAATCGGCATCGTGGCGCTCCCTGCGGAGCTTGTGGAAGCCCAGTCGCACCTCGGGAGAGTCCAGCTTCATGGGGACGACCTCCAGATGGCGCACGCGGTCGGCCAGATCGAGCAGGTTGGCGGCGATGTGCTTTGCGACGCTCGGCATGATGGGCTCGAGGCGGTTGGCGTATCCGGCGATTCGATCGGCCAGGTTCTGGTAGTCGTCGGAAATCATGGTGTGGTCTCCCTGTTACGCGCCGGGGGCGTCTGACTGGAACGGCAGTTCGTCGTCGTCCGGATCGGTGTCGGGCCTGAAAATACTGCCTGGGACGTGCTGCACCGGCGGGGGGTCGGACGGGGTGACACGGCGGGGGGTGAACACGGCCCGCGGTCCCGGTGGGCGGCCGCGCTTGCGCTGCGGATGCTCGAGCATGGCGATCATCTCGCCTAATTCGCTGATGCGCGCCTTCACCTCCACCGCGTCGAGTTCCAGATCGCGCATGCGCAGCTTCAGCGCCGCGAGCAGATCGGGGCAGGTGCCGGTGCCGGTCATGGCGCCGCCTCGCTGGCTACGTCTTCCAAGCGTTGCTTGGCGCCGAGCAGGACCGCTTCCCACATGATCGAGCGATATTCGGCAGGCCACTGCATGATCGTCATCTCGCGTTCGAGGGGGGCCAGCAGCTCATCGACCTTGCGGTTGATCTTGCGCGTCATCGCCATCGCCGCCTCGAGGTGAGCCACTGGATCGCTGCTCATGCGGCTCTCCGGGATTGCTGCCGCTCCACCGCAGCCTCGAAGGCGGCCCGCTCGGGTGCCAAATAGTCGCGGCGGAACCGGGCGATGTCGTGCATAGCCAGCTTGCGCCAGTAGGGGCGGAAGGCGGGGCTGGCGGCGGCATACTCGTGGATGCTGGTGAGCAACTCGTCGAGGGCCTGCTGGCGCAGCGTGCCGGCTATTCGGACGGCGGGAGCGGGAACCGGTCGATCAGTTCGTGGACTACGGCGAGGAGGCCCAGCACCCGGCGCCGTATCTCCCCCGCGCTCTGGTCGTAGGCCCCGCCGATCGCTGCCAATTCCAGCTTGATCGACTTCAGGCGTCGTTTCGCCTGTGGTATGCCAAATTTCCGGTTGGTTGGTTTCGCCATGGCACGAGTTTCCTTCGCGCTCACGGCGCTGACCGCTGCAATGCAGCAATTTGGTTGTGGATAGCTGGTTGCCGGAGGACGCTAAATCGAAAGGTTTAGAACTCGTTGCGTTTGGCCCTAAATTCTCTCGATCTGGGCTTGCCACTCCGTGTGAATGGCGGGTTACACTCGCGTTTGGCGTGTCGAACGGACGCCAACACGTCGGAAAATCAGGGGAAGGCGAATGCCGCACGGGACGTTCTCCGGTAACTCACGCTTTCTGATACCGGATGTTGGGACAAATAGTCCTGCAAGTCAACAAAAAAAGGGGAGGGAGGGGGCTAAGCAGCCCCCGAGACGGTGTGTCTCCCCCGTGTCTTGGAGCGTCGACCGGTGTTCGGTGGCGAACTGTGGTTATTGCAGGGAGCAGGCGATGAGGCTGGCCACGTCAGCTCAGGATGTTCCGCTTTCAGCCTGGCCGCTAATTCTGGCTCTACTTCAGCGAGCGAACCCCACAGCAGGTACTGTGGAGAAATGCGCAAGACATGGCAGATAACCATGAGCATGCGCAGCGACGGAAGCCGTATGCCGTTTTCGATGTGACGGACTGACGAGCTATCCACACCGAGGTCTGCGGCGAGTTGGGTTGGTGTTGCGTCAACCAGTTCCCGCACCCAGCGCAACCGATCTCCGATGCGCTGCGCGTCTTCTTCCTGGAGGTCATAGGGTGTTTGGCGCACAGCGCGCTCCTTTAAAAAGCTAAATAATTTAGCTGGCCTGAAAATGGGACATTTAGTCCCGCTTCGTCAACCCTACTTGACGTACGGACATTGCGTCCGCCAGACTATGGCAGTCTCATGAACCGACACGCCCGCATTTTGGCAGACCTGGGGGGGCACAAGAGGGTGGCCAGCCTGTTCGGCATGCCTGAGAACACGGTGGGGAAATGGCGCGTCCGGGGCATTCCCTCGCGTCACTGGCACCGCATTATCGCGCTGACCCCTGGCCTGACGCCGGAATACCTCGACCGCACCAAGCCGCGCTACCCGCAGCGCCGCTGCCAGGTGGCGGCCGAATGACCCCCCCCGGCGATGACCCCCGGCCCATGCGCGTCTCTGGCGGCGTCCAGGGCGTGGCGATCCGCACCCCGGCACGCTACCGGCTGGTGGAGGAGCTACAGCCAGAAGACGAGTTGCACGCCAGCGTGGCGGACGCGCTCGACAAGCTGTTGCTGCCACCAGCCCGGTGGACCACGTTCCCGGCTGGGTCCGTCCCGCTCCCGCCCCGCTATGCGGCCAAGCTGTCGCGCCTCGGTCTGAAGCGCGGCTGGCCCGACATCCAGGTTGTGCATGGTGGCCGGATCGTCGGCATTGAGCTGAAACGCCGGGGGGGCAAGCTCTCGCGCACACGGATCGTGCGCACCCGTCGGGGCTCCCTGCGCGAGCTTGTGGGCCAGGAGGACGAGTTCCCGCGGCTGCGTGAGGCCGGCATGAACATTGGGGTGTGCAGCTCATTGCCGGCGGTGCTGGAGTTCCTGAGGCTCTGTGGCGTGCCGCTACGGTCGCATGCGGTGGGGGCGTGATGTCGTTACTGCGCGCCACGCTGATCACGCTGCTGAGCTGGGCGCTGGCGTTCGGCGCGACCTGGGTGATCGTGACAACGCTTGGAGGTGAGATCCGATGACGCAGATGGCGCAGGCTTTACGGGCGGCTGGCGTGGTGACGGTCGAGGAGCGATTGCGCGAGATTGCGGTCGAGGTGCTCGCAGTGCACGGCACCAGCCGCGTGGCCGCAGTCAACACGCTCTATGCCCGCGTGCGTTACGATCCTCTCTTGCTCGACGCACTGTTCGAGCCGTACCGGGAGCTGGCCTCTCGACGCCTGCTCGGCGGCGTCGAGAGCGATATGCGCCGCGAGGAAATGGCGCGGCAGGAACGGGTGCAAGGTGGGGGCCGCGAGGCTGGTGCATCCCATGTACCCGATGCCCCCGACGAGCGCCCTGGCGGGGGCCGATTGAGCACTGACGACCATGCATCACGTGCCCCCGCCCCTCATGCTGGCCACCGTCGCGCAGCCCAGGAGAGCGTCGGCGCGGTGCTGCGGCTGACGATGCTGGACACCTTCCGCATCGACGGCATGCCGATCGGCGACGTTCAGGCCGGCGTGGCACGCGCCTGGGCACGACGCGAAGGCCGTCACGTCCGCTGGGTCACCATGCTGACCAGCAACGTCCCGGCTGCCGATCCGATCCGCAGATGGATCACTCCCGACGATGCTGACGAACTCTGGGCGCGCTCGGTGGAGGGTGACGATGCCTAGAACGCCCAGGAAGAAAGCGGCCCAAAAGGGGCAAGTTATTGCTGGCCATGTGAGCACTGATCCCCAATCGCTCCGTGCCGGCGATACGGAGATGACCGGCCATCGGAAGCATGAAACCCAAAGAAAGAGTGCCGGTCATTCGGAGGCGGCCGGACATTACGCGATAGCCACGGGAAAAGTGCCGCCTCCGGGTGGCGAGGAGGGGGCCAACCTCGCGGTGGCACCCGTTCATCGATTGCCCCCTCCACCGCCTCCTCTCATCGCTGAGCTGATCGAGTGGCAACGGCGCCGTGTGCATGCCATCCGCGCACAATCCCAGTGCGACCGATCATGCGATGCGTATGTCTCGCGCTACATTGGCTATCACGCCGGGTTGCCAGAGACCGAGCGCCTCGCACTGATGAAGCGGGCCGCGCAGATGCGCACGCGGGTTGAGAAGGATCGGGGCCTGGCGGAACATGAAGACCACCTTCGCGGTGCCCCTGATGCGGCGGACGACGGGGGCCAGACCCATCGTGAAGACCAGCATGACGTTGCCCCTGCCGCCTGTCTGCCTATCATTGTCAATACAATTGTATCCCGTGCCGGGTGGGATGCCATGCGACTGGACGCCGAACGGCGCATGCGCGAGATCGCCCGATCATTCCCCGTCTATGAGCGCTGTGCCGCCGTCGCCGGGTTTGGTGACCTCGGGCTGGCCTGCATCATTGCAGAAGCCGGCAACGATCTGACCGCATACCCGCACTACTACCACCTCTGGAAGCGCCTTGGCCTGGCGCCGTTCCGCGGCCGGGCGATGAGCACATTCAAGACTTCCGACCTAACCAAAGCCGAATGGTCAGAACTTGGCTACAACCCCATGCGGCGCGGCCGGATGGCTGGTGACGTCGGCACCGCGCTATTCTTCACCAAGGGCAAGAACGACTATGGGGCTGTCTATACAGCTCGACGCGAGCGTACCGCACTGACGCATCCTAACTGGACGCCTGCGCACAGTGATGCCGACGCACGCCGCATCATGCTCAAGGCGCTGATCGAGGATCTGTGGCGCTGGTGGTGTGAGGCGGCAAAAGCCGCGGATCTGGCGGCTGCAGCGTGACCCGGACCACTTCTGCCGTGACGACCACGAGAAACTTGTCCGGGCATATCGGGGCCGTGGGGCGTGTGCCTACCGATGACACCTTGCCCCGATCAGAGTGCGTATGGAGGGCCACTCGAGCACTGGCTACCGTCCGCACGGTGCCCTCCCTGCGCGCTGGTTGGAACCGCGCGGCCGAAGGAACATTGCCGCGCGGCTTCCGACTCAACGCATTCCGTGCCACAAACGAGAACGCCGTCCATGCTGGAAACATGGGCGGCGCCTGTAACTGCATAACTGGCTTCGGGGTTGCACCCACCGAAGGGGAAGAAGCTGACGCCCCCTTCATAACGCAGCTCCGTGGCCTGAGCAAGGGAGCGCGTACTATGGTCACCTCGTATTCACATTCGAGGCCGGAAGGCCGATCGCACCGCGCCAAGATTGAGCGCTGGATCCTGCCACGCCTGACGCCTGGCTGCCGGGTGCCGAGCGCCAACTGGATGGCCAGGTTTTTGGGCATCAGTAGCAGTGAGGGCGGGCGGCAGATCCGGCGGGCGCTCACGGAAGCTGGCATTCACACGGAAACGCGAGGCGTGGGGCGTGGGCGGCGGATTTATGTCATCAGCATGGGGGAGCGGCCATGAGCAACGGCGATCGCTGGATGCCGCTGTATGTGGCCGACTACCTGGGTGACACCATGCACCTGACGACGCTGCAGCATGGAGCCTACGTGCTGTTGCTGATGCACTACTGGAAGACCGGCCCGTTGCCGGACGATCCAGAGGCGCTGGCAGCGATCACGCGCCTCGACGCCAAGACGTGGCCAGCGGTGTGGGGTAAGCTCACCGGCTTCTTCACCACGAATGGTGATGGTACACTGCATCAGAAGCGAATGGACAAGGAGCGTGAGCACTGGATTGATCTCAGCGAGAAGCGGCGGGAGGCTGGCAAGCGGGGCGCGGAGGCCAAGCACCGGCCGCACCCTAGCAATGGCAGCGTGCCCCCGGCGCCGCTGCCGCCACCACAGGCCAAGCCCGAACAACCGCCGGTTGTGCAGCGTCACGTCATACCACAGCCAGGCGATGACAAAACTCTGGCAAATGCCACAACATCAACCAAACCTTATGTTGTGGATAACTTGGCAATTGCCAAAACTTTGCCAGGCAGTTTGCCACCAGCTTTGCCAGACGATTCTGGCAATTGCCACCCGTTTGCCACCCGTTTTGCCACCCCACCTTCTACCAAGAAAGAGAATATATTACTTTCTTCTCAGGAAGAATGCGCGCGCGAGGCAAAACCGGGCGAAACGGGAGGAAATCCGTCTCCCGAGCACGTGACCGTCCCCGCTGACGGACTGAAGGCGCTGCTCGACAGCCTGCCACCGTTTCCAGCACCGTCCAGGCTGCCACAACGCAACCACACGTTGGACGTGCAGAAGGCAGCCGTCGCTAAGCCGGCCCGTCCCAAAGCCTGCTACATCGCGGGGCCGCAACTCGCCGCCCTCCGCAAGCAGGCCGGCATCATGGTGCCAGCATGAGCAACGACCCCTATGACCCCGGCCCCATGCCAAGCTTCCTGGGCTGCGACGATTACCGGGATATCTGGATAGACCAGGCCAAACCAGAATCGCGCTACAGCCGGGCAGGCCTCTGGTCCGAAAGCGGTGAGGATCCCGATGAGCTGCGCCGGATGCCGTATTCGCACTACCTCAGAAGCGACCACTGGGCCATCGTGCGCCAGCGTGCTTTGGCAGTAGCCGTGGGCCGATGCTTCTACTGCGTCGCTACCGACCATCTCGACGTTCACCACCTCACCTACAGGCGCCGAGGCTGCGAACTGGACGAAGACCTGATCGTACTTTGCAGGGCCTGCCACGCCATCGAGCACCTGACCGACGAGGAGGTCGAGCGCGATCTGACCGCCCGTGGCCCAACCGATGCCGCTTGACGCCAACCAGCCACAGTGCGTAGCTACGCCAGAACCCGCAGTCGGTGACCTCGGGTGCGGCTGCAATTCCACACGCGCCGGATGGGTCGTCGCAACCACACACCCACAAGCCGAAGCCTGGGCCGACACCAACCTCCAGAGCCGCGGCTATCGCTGCTTCCTCCCACGCTACCCCGCACGCCGACCCGATCGCGCCACTCCAACCCTGCTGCACATCGTCCTCGCCCCTCTCTGGCCAGGATATCTCTTCGTCCACCACAACAGCCGCGACAGCTGGCGGCCCATCTACGAAACACCAGGTGTCCGATCAGTGCTGAAACACGGCAATCAGATCCAGTGGGTCAACGCGGGCGCTGTGGAGGCCGTACAGGCCGCTCAGGCGTTCGCCGCTATATCCACCGGAAATGAGGCCCAATGGCACCCAGGCGACGCTGTGGCGCCTCGCGTGGGGCCGTTCGCAGGGCTGCCAGGTGTGGTACTGGCCGTCGAGGGCGAAAACGCCACCGTCGGCATCCTCTTCCTCGGACAACTACGCGAGGTTGTCTACCCATTCGACGCACTCGTCGAGCGTCAGGACTACTGATGCGTAGTGTGAAGGCAGGGAGTTAAGTCGTTGCTTTCTATAAGCTCAGTCGAGAGAGTGCGAACGATGCCAAAGGGCGGCAGCCGAAAAGGCGTGCCAAATGGCGTCAATTCCGACATCCGCGGCATGATGCATCAAGCCCTGCATCGCGTCGGCGGCGTCAAGTATCTTGCTCAGCAAGCCATTGATCATCCAGGCGCTTTTCTCACGCTGCTTGCCAAGGTAATGCCCGCGCACATCGTGAGCGAGAGCAGCAACCATCTGCATCTGCATCTAGAGGCCGCGATGGAAGTGTCAAAGCAGATGCTGCAACAGCCCAAGCGCACGATAACCATTGAGCCGCAGGCACAAGATGCGCCGCCAGCATCATTGCTCGATGCACCGTTGCCTGAGGAATAGCGCGCTCTATGTATCTACGTGTGCATGTGCTGACAGCGGTAGATACACAGCGCTGCAACCTGCGCGTGCCACGAACAACGAGAGACTGCGGTGGTATGTGTTATCACGTCCACAAAGGATGATTATCGGACGTAACTACCGGTAGTGCATGTTGCAGTGCAGCGTGTAGCTACAGCGCACTGCGATAGCTGCGAACCGACGCGAGCCACATCGGCGCTGACCGGGCGCATGCACACAGCAACGCCAGCGACATAGCCGCATCGCAGCACTGGCCACCGATCACCACCACCACCAGGATCGAGGGGGGTGTTGGTGCCCCCCCTTCACGCGGCATCGACTGACACCCACGCCCACCCTCACACCGTCCGAAATTTTTGGCGGAAATGCAGCTGGTATATACACCGTGATATACACCATGACATGCGACGCTCTTTCGCTCTCGTCATTCCCGAGATGTGTGCGGTGTGGCACGTTCCAGGCGCTGGTGGCCAACCGTCCGTGTGTGTGTGGGTGTTGGTGGGTGGTGTTGGATGGTGTGTCGCGGCATGTGGGTGATGCGACATGGTCGGGGTGGCTGGGAAACCCAGGCGAGGTGACTTTGGGGTGGGGTGGATGACGATTGGCTTCATATTCTGGTTGATTATGTTATTGGCGATTGTGTTTCACATTGGGGGTTATTGGGGTCCGTATGCCAATAATCCTGGGTATGTGCGGTTCAGCGGGGTGTGGTTGTTTGTGCTGCTGTTTCTGCTTGGGTGGGCGGTATTTGGGTTTATGATTCAGGGGCCTGGTGTGAGATGAACCTACTGCTGCTGGTCGTTATTCTGATCGTGCTGTTCGGGTTTGGCGGCGGGTATTATGGCTATCGCGGCGGCTACTACGGATACGGCGGGTTTGGAGGAATAGGGCTTGTGCTGCTGATCATCGTGCTGCTCATTCTGTTCGGTGGGGGGCGGTTCTGGTGATCCGGCTGCTCAGCGGGGATTGTAGAGACGTGCTGGCCACGCTGCCGGCCGACAGCGTGCAGTGCGTTGTGACCAGCCCCCCTTACTACGGGCTGCGCGATTATGGCACCGCGCAGTGGGATGGTGGGAATACGGCGTGCGATCACGTCGCAGGCAATGCGCGCAATGACGTGACACCAGAGCGATTGGCAGAGCGTGCGGCGCAATTCGGGACGGGAACGGGCGCAGGCAGCAAGGTCGGTGCCATCCAGTTCCGCGACACATGCGGCAAGTGTGGTGCGGTGCGGGTTGACCGCCAGATCGGGCTGGAGCCGACGCCGGACGAGTATCTGGCGACGATGGTCGCGGTGTTCACAGAAGTGCGGCGTGTGCTGCGCCCGGATGGGACGTGCTGGGTCAACATGGGCGATTCTTACGCCTCCGCACCGGTTGGCTCGTTCAATGGTGGCGGGTTCAAAGACAAGAGCGCGCAGACCGGCGGGCGCGATATGTCAGGCGTTGCGACTAGCGGCATCATCGACAAGGTGAAGGCGTCGGGCCTCAAGCCCAAAGACCTGCTGATGATGCCGGCGCGGCTGGCGCTGGCGTTGCAGGCCGATGGCTGGTGGATCAGGAGCGACATCATATGGCACAAGCCGAACCCGATGCCGGAGAGCGTGACGGATCGGTGCGTTTCGGCTCACGAGCACGTCTTCATGCTCACGAAATCCGCCCGCTATTTCTTTGACAGCGTGGCCATCGCAGAACCCACCGAGGCATCATCACTGGAGCGTCTGAGCCAGGACGTAGCGGGTCAGGTCGGTTCTGTGCGAGCCAATGGCGGCGCCAAAACCAACGGGCCGATGCGCGCTGTCGGTGGCCCAACGCGCTCGTGTCGGAATGTCTGGACGTTGGCAACACATAGTTTCGCTGCCGCGCACTTTGCGACATACCCGCCTGCGCTGGCCGAGCGCTGCATCAAGGCTGGCACGTCGGAGCGCGGCTGTTGCAGCCAGTGCGGCAAGCCGTGGGTGCGGGTGACCGATACCAGCTATCAGAAGCTCACCGGGAGCAGCGGGCGCAACGACAGCACTGGCTCGAACAACTGGGACGGCGGCGGTTATCCGCGCATGGACAAGCACATCATCACCACCGGCTGGCGCGCAGGCTGCGACCACGAGGCGCCTGTCGTTCCATGCACTGTCCTCGATCCATTTGCCGGCGCTGGCACCACGCTGCTGGTGGCCGACCGGCTGCAACGTGACGCGATCGGTATTGAGCTAAACACCGCCTACACCGAAATGGCCATGCAGCGCTGCCGAGACGATGCGCCGCTGTTCGCTGACCTGCCGCCGGCCGCTGACCCGGAGGACGAGCGTATGGCGGATCTGTTCGCGGAAGCCGCTGAGTGACGCATGCTGTTCTGGACCCTCGTCGGCCTCGTGGTTCTTGCGGTGGTGATCTGCACCATCCTGGTGATAGCGAAGCTGATGGCGACGCGGGCCACCAACTTTGATTGAGCATCACCAAAGCTTCGCATGACGACACGGCGGGATAGCGAGTAGGGGCGGCTTCTGGCGGTACCGCCCACCACTCTCCCGCAAGCCTTGCACCCTGCGGTGCGGCATCACAGCACGGTCGAGTCCAACCCGCAACGACATACTGAGGGGCCAATGGCCAGACTTCGCCCGCGCTACAGGCTCACGTCAGCCAGAGCCAAAGTAGTGGGTCGGCTGGGTGGGATAGCGCGGGCGAAGGCGCTGTCGAAGCAGCGGCGGCAGGAGGTGGCCCGGAAAGCCTCGTTGGCACGCTGGGGCACGCTGTATCGGCTGTGACGACATCCACACGCAATGCTGTAACGACATCTACGCATCTACGCATGGAGACATCTGATGGCACGAGTTCATGTTATGGGCGGCTATTTGAACGTCGAGGGGATGAGCGGCGGATATCCGGATCAAGGGCTCCCTGGTGATCAGCCTGGGATCGACAACAGCCTTCCCGGCATGCAGCCTGGGATCGACAATGCGCTGCCGGAGCCACCGCCTGGCATCTGGCCGCCGCCGAGCCTTGGCAATCCCATCGTGCCGATTGGCCCCGACAACACGCTGCCGGTGCAGCCGGGGACGATCTGGCCCTCGCCCGGACGCCCGAACCGCCCCGACCAGGGACTGCCTGGCCGTCCACCGCATGCCAGCGGTCAGCCGGTGCCGGGCGGTGAGCGACCCGATCAGGGGCTTCCTGGCGGGCAAGGTGGGCAGATCGACAACGCGCTGCCCAGCAAGACGTACTGGATGGTCGCGTATTGCCCATCGCTGGGATGGCGGTACATTGCCGTAGACCCATCGCTGCGCCCTGGGCAAGCGCTGCCACCGCACGCACAGCCGAAGTAAGCCTGTGCGGTGGCGCATCACGATAGCGGTTTGGCCTCACTCCACGGGCAATGGCGGGATAGCTGACAAGAAGGCGGCGGGGGCTGATGACGGCGACCGTTATTTCTACGTGGATGCCGCCGACTTCGGAGATGCGGTAACGCTAGCCTATGCCTACGCCGAAGGCATCCAATCACACCCAGCGGTATGGAAAGCCCCAGTCATGGGCGTCCATCGGTGTGATCCACAAGAAACACAAACCCACAGGGGCTTCACGTCATGAGACACGCACTGCGCATTACCACGATTGTGGCTGGGGCCTGGTTCTTCCACGCGCCGGCCTATGCCGACACGATCCTGGTGTTCGGCCAATCCAGTGGCACGCCCATCACTGCGACTGAGAATGCAGCGCAGGACCAGACCACACTGAGTGCTACGGACGCAGCCATCACCATCACACAGATACAGAATGGTGCTGGTGGCGCTGCATTCTTTGACCTCAACGCTACGTCTACTGACGCCGCACAGCCACTGGGTAGCGGTGCTGCTCAGCACTATGCCGGGACGTTTTCGATCTTCAGTGGCGTAGGCATGACGGGGACGAACTTCCTCAGTGGATCGTTTACGGATCTGGTGTTCGGGACGGGGACTGGCGGGGCGCTTGCGGTTGGTGCGCCGCCTGATCTGGCAGCGTTCACCAGCGATGTGATCACGTCGTTGTCTTCGCCGTTGGCGGTGGGGTTGGCGTTCACCAACATTGCGCCTGGGTTTGCGATTGTCGGGACGAGCATCGGCAGCTTCACCAGCAACGTGTCGGGGACATTCAGCGCGAATGCAGTGCCGGAGCCGGCGAGCCTGGCGCTGCTGGGCGTCGGGCTGCTCGGGTTGGGCTTGGTGCGTCAGCGGCGAGCCTAGTGGCCGAGGCGCCGCCCAACGGCAATGGTGGTGGCCACACCACGGTCGTCCAGGCGGCGATTAAGCTAGGCGGGCAGGCTGCGCACACATTGGGCCCGCAGTTCCTGGCGTTGATCATCGTGAACGGCCTGGCGTTAGGCTTTCTGTTCTGGTTTGTGGATGCGAGGGCGCGACACACCGCCGACGTGCTCAATCAGTTGCTGCACGCTTGTCTGACGAAGCAATAGCTCATCAACCTGCCCCTCACGACAACGCGTCAATCTGGCGTCTGATCTCATCGTCTCCTAGCGGGAGCCAAGCAGGATCGTGAAATGCGTGCATGGCGAACGCCATCTTTGCGTGGTCTAGGTCGTTTGCCTGCTCCTTGCAGACCGGCCACAGGATCGCGAGGTCGATCGATCGTTGTCGCTGCCGCCAGAGGTTCATCAGCCACCGCATGTCGCCTCCTACTCATCAACCTGCCCCTTGGCCCTCTCGGATGCCACGCGCGAGATGCGCCGGTAAGCCGCAAGCTCTGCCCCGTCTGCGATCCGCGATATGCACATACCGGCAGCAACACCGAAGGCGAAAGAGGCCAGCGCCAGAAGGATCATCAGATGGATCACGGCATCCCAACTCTTCAAAATGCCCATTTCCGCGCCTGACCCCCAGTCAGGTGCCAGATGCCACAATTGAGCCGCCGAGACGAGTGGATTGCTCTGCGTCAGCAGGGATGGACGCTGGTGGCAATCGGGCGGCGTTACGGCATTAGCCCCTCGCGTGTGCATCAGGTCACCGGCACTTTCCGGATGCGACCTAAGCCACGGCCCGTCGAGCTGGAAGAGCCCACGACGTTGCCTCGGGAGCCTTGGACCTATCCCGATGCCGACCTGCTCAGACTGGCGCACGAGGCGCGGGACGAGATCAGGGCCGCTTGGAGGAAAAAAGCCCCGTCTCACACGGGAGAGCGGGGCTAGGTAGTTCTCGGACTTATCGCGGACCCACCCTAGCACAGCGGAGCGCCGCCATGCCAGCCACGCCCAGTCTACCCTGGAGCCACGAGGAGCGTGCGCTGTTACGCCAGCTCTGGGAGAACGGTATGGGCCCGGCGCAGATCGCCAAGCATCTCGGGCGCAGCAAATACAGCGTGACCAGCGAAACCCGCACATTGCACCTGGGGCCGCGTGGAGGTTCCAGGGGGCTGCCAGAGCCCCCACCCTCGAGAGAGCCGCGCACACGTCCGCTCCCGCCCGGCGCCAGCACGCTGCCACCGCTGCAATCTGAACTGCATGCCGATGAGTGAAACCGCCGCCCCTGACTATGCGGAACGGATGCCACCAAGTTGGGCGGAAGCTATTGCGAGGGCACCAAATCCCTATGAAGTCTCTCTGGCGCGGTATGCGAGGGCGCCGATCGCATTTGTTCGGGAAGTCTTGTTAGCTGAGCCCGACGAGTGGCAGCTGAAGGTGCTGCGGGCGTTGGCGCGGGGGCACACGCGGATTGCGGTGCGCAGCTGCCACGGGCCCGGCAAGACCGCGCTGGCGGCGTGGGTGGCGGTGTGGTTCTCCAACACCCGCGCACCGTTCAAGCTGGCGATGACGGCACCGAGCGCACCGCAACTGTTCGATGCGCTGTATCCCGAGCTGATCAAATGGCTCGATCGGTTGCCGGGAGCGTGGCGGGAATTGTGGAATGTCACCAGCGATCACGTCACCCTCAAGACCAACCCGGAATGCTTCATTACGGCGAGGACATCGCGGCAGGAGACGCCCGAGGCGCTGGCTGGTTTGCATAGCGATAACATCATGCTGGTGGTGGACGAGGCGTCCGGCGTGCCCGAGCAGGTGTTCGAGGCGGCATCGGGCTCGATGAGCAGCGCCGGTGCTATCACCATGCTGATCGGCAATCCCACGCGTAGCTCGGGCTTCTTCTGGAAGACGTTCAATTTAGAGCGGGACCGCTGGTTCTGCATGAAGGTGGGGCAGAAGGATAGCCCACGCGTGACGGACGACTTCGCCGAGGAGGTCGCCGGGCGGTATGGCATCGACAGCAACGCGTATCGCGTCCGCGTGCTGGGTGAATTTCCGCTAGCCGATGCGGACACCGTGATCGCCGCCGATCTGATCGATAGCGCGATGCTGCGGGACGTCTCGCTCGACAGCACGGAGCCCGAGATCTGGGGCGTCGACGTGGCAAGATTTGGGACGGATGCGTCGGTGCTGATCAAGCGCCGCGGCAACGTGGTGCCCGAGATGCCGCGCAGCTTCCACCAGGTCGACACCATGATGCTGGCCGGCGCTATCAAGGCTGAGTGGGACATGGCAGGCGCGAGCCGGCCGTCATTGATCTGCATCGATGTGATCGGCATCGGCGCGGGCGTAGTCGATCGGTTGAACGAGCAGGGGCTGCCGATCCTGGGGGTGAATGTCAGCGAGAGCCCCTCGACTACCGGGCGTTATGCCAAGCTGCGCGATGAGTTGTGGGAACGCTGTGCCCAGTGGCTGGCGACGCGCGCGGTGCGGCTGCCGCGCCATGAGCGGCTGCGCGATGACCTGGCCGCGCCACGCTACACGCATCTGTCGGATGGCCGGCTGAAGGTGGAGGACAAGAATTCCATGCGGGCACGCGGCCTGCCGAGCTGCGACTATGCCGACGCGCTCAACCTGACGTTCTGCCAGCAGGGACTGGGGGTCGGGTCGGGGATGAGCGGCGGGATTTACGACAAGGTGGGCATGCGGATGGAGCTGGGCGCGGAGGTGGAGGTATGAGCGGTTTGCTTGGCCCGGTGGTGGCGCAAGGCATCACGCCCGACAGCGGGCAGGGGCAGCTAGCGACAGCGATCAGCAGCTTCTTTGGTGGGGGCACACCGCAGTTCAGCACGCCCACGCCACAGGCTGCAGCGCCCGCGCCAGACCCGACCTATGACAAGTGGGGCCATGTCGTCACAGGGAGCCCGCAAGGGCAGGTGGCGGCGCCAGCAGCTCCCGCACCCGCCGTGCCGTCGCTTAATGTCGGGCCAGGGCTGGCACAGGCGACGCCACAAGCCGCACCCGGGGCGATCAATCCTGGCGCCAGCGGTTACGACATGTGGGGGCGGCAGGCGCCCGTGCAGGCCCAGCCGCAGGCCGCGCCGCAACTGCCGGGCCTCGCTGACATCCTGGCGATGATCCAGGCGGAACAGGCCAGGCAGGCGCGGGCGAACCAGAACGCGCCGCAAGGGCTACTAGGCGGTGGTGGCAACGAGGCCGGCGGCGACCAGGGTTCTGCCGACCACGGCGGCGCCGATAGCGGGGTGATATGAGCGGACTGATCGCACGACCCGGCGGCCTGTTGTCCCCCATGGGCATGCCCCAAGGGATTATCCCGCCCCTGCCGCCGCTGCCCAATCTTGTTCCCAGCGGAATGCAGCCTCAGGGGTTGAACCTTGGTAGCGAGCAGATGCTTGCTTACCTGGTGCCACAGCCGCGCGCCAATGTTCCCGACGATCCGGATCTGGGCCTGCCGCCAAATCTGCGGCGCTATGCGGCGGGATTACGCCCGACCGTCAAGCCGGCCGGCGTGCCGTGGCAGCAAGAGATCGTCTTCGAGCGACTGGGGAAAGACGACAGAGAGATTGAGGCTATAGCTCAATATTATTTCGGGTCCGCACAGAACTATGACGCCTATCTCAGTCGCGAGCGTATTACGGCGTCGCAGTACTACGATGGGCGCCCACTCGGTGATGAAACGCCGGGACGCTCGCAGATCGTGCTCACCGTGGTCCGCGATACGATCAGGAGTACGCTGCCGTCGCTGCTCCGCGTGTTCACCGGCGTCGAAGACCCGGTCAGCTTTGAACCGATTTCGTCTGAGATCACCGGCAACGATCAATTGGCGACAACGTTGGCGCGCCAGGCGACCGATTATGCGCGCTGGGCGCTGATGACCGCCAACCACGGCTGGCAGGTGCTGCACGATGTGCTGTTGGACGCCTTGACGCGGAAAGCGGGGTGGGCACGCTGGTATTGGGGCAAGCGTGAGCAGGTGCGGACGGATGTCTGCGAGGGTCTGCTGCAGCCGCAACTCCAGATGCTGCTCGCCCAGCCCGGCATCGAGGCGCAGCGCATCGTCCGACGCCCGATGACGGACGAGGAAATCTCCACCCTGCAGAAGACCCCCGATGGGGCGATGTATCTGCAGTCGGGTGGTGCTGCGGAAATGTGGAGTGCCACCATCACCCGCACCGCGCAGCAGAATTGGCCGGTGGTCGAGGCCGTGCCAGCCGAGTGCGTCTGGGTGGTGGCCGACGCCGATACCGTCGATGGCGCGCGCGGCATCTTTCATGTGCGCGATGTCCCAGCATCCGACCTGATCGAGATGGGGCTGCCAGAGGACAAGATCCTCGCCTACTGCGACACCATGATGCGCCCGCAGCAGCGCCGCGAGATGATCGCCCGTAACCCGGCGCAAGGGCACAACATCAAGCCGTCGCCCCCAGGTGACCGTAGTATGGGCATCTGTCGATACGCCGAGGGTTGGATCAGGTGCGATACGGACAACGACCATAAGGCGGAACTCATCCACGTCCATATGCTGGGCAACGCCACCAAGATGATCCAGTGGGAGCGGGTAGATGAGATACCGCTCGCGTGTTTCACGCCGTACCGGGAACCCGGGCGGCTGATCGGCTATTCGCAGGCCGACATGGTCATGGACCTGCAGCGGGTCGAGAGCCGGGTCATGCGCGCGACGCTCGACAGCCTGGCGCAGAGCATGTTCCCGCGCACGGTCGTCACCTTGGGGCAAGTCAACCTCGCAGACGCCAGACAAACGGCCATCGGGTCGATCATCCGCACCACCCAGGCGGGCGCCGTCACCGAGCTGGTGAAGCCGTATACGGGTCAGGCGGCGCTTGAGATGATGCAAGCGCTGGAGGCCATCAGGGAGAGCAGGACAGGGATTACGCGAGCTTCGCAGGGGCTCACCGTGGATGAGCTGCAGAGCACGGCACCCGTGGCCGTGTCGGCGCAGACCAGCGCAGCTCAGGACCGGCTCGACATGATGGCGCGGACGTTGGCGGAAACCGGATTGGCGCCGCTCTACAGTGGGCTATTGCGCATGATGGCGCGGCATCAGGACCGGCCGAATGTGTACAGGATTAGAGGCCAATGGGTGCCGATCGATCCGCGTGCCCTCGGCGTGATGTGGCAGACCAGCGTCAACGTCGGCGGCAAGGGCATGCCGATGGAACGCCTGGCGATGCTCGCCCAGATCGCCGGCAAGCAAGAGATGATCATGCAGACGCAAGGGTTAACCAATCCCTTGGTCGGTGTGCCGGAATACCGGAACACGCTGTCGCGGATGCTGGAAACCGCCAACATTGCCGATGTGTCCTCGTACTTCAAAGCCCTGCCGCCCGGGTTCCAGGCGCCGCCGCCACCACCGACACCGCCCGATCCGTCGCTGATCCTCGCCCAGGTGCAGGCCGGCAAGACCGCGGCCGATGTCGAGAACGATCGGGCATCCGAACAAACCAAACGCGCGCAGATGCTGACCGATGATGATCTGAACAGGGACAAAGCTGCGCTCGATGCGTGGACCAAGACCTGGGTGGCCGGAGCGCAGTTCGGCACCCCTGTGCCGTCGCTCACCGAATTCCAGCAGGCGATGGCCAGCAAGGCGCCCTCGGTCCAGCTGCTGGGCAATCTGCCGCCACCCACCAGCCCGCAGATGCCAGCCACGGCAGGCCCACCCCCAGGCCAGCCGGCACAGGGGCCGCCACGGCCTCCGCAGGCGCCAGCTGCCCCTGGGCCATCCATGGTGCCACCACACCCACAGCAGCCCATGGGGCCGCCCGTAGGCTCGACCAATCCGGCGCAGGCGATGGCCACCCGCCAGGCGCTCATGCAGGGCCAGATGCCAAGCGCCTATGGCAACATCGCCGCCAACGCCGCGGCGAAGTCGTTGTTCGGTCCCGGGGGGCCGCCATTGCCGCGGCCGGGCGGGCCACCACCACAACCAGGGCAGTAATTCCACGTTTCCAGGAACTTTCCAGGAACTTTCCAGGGCGAAATTCCTAATTCCACCAGGAGATCCACCATGGTCACACGCGCATCCGGGAGCCAGAGCACGAAGACAGTGCCCAAGCAGGGCCAGAACAAGCCGGTGAGCGGCGGGGCGGCCGGGGCCGGCAAAGACCGCGGGGGCGCCAAGCTGCCCACCATCAGCAGAACCACAACCCGGAAGTGAGCGGTAATGCCAGCCAACGGGCTCCTCGGGCCAGTGTGGTCGGATAGCGGCGGAACGCCTGCGTCCGGCCCGATCCCGAGCGCAGATCCGGGCTGGTCGTTCGGTAATTTCCAGCAGTTGCCGACAGCGCCGCCACAGCAGACCTACACCGGAGCGATCCCGACGCCCCGCGCTGATTATGCGGCCACCGCCTACGACCTGCCGCACGATTACTATCAGATGCAGCAGATGATGAATGCGGCTGGGCCGGATAATCCATTGCTCAATAAGGTGCTCCAGCTGCTGTCCCTCCAGCACAGGACCCGGACATGAGCGACCTCTCGCGCGAGGAACGCTACGAAATCCAGCGCCGCGGCGGCGAGGCGCACCGCCTGCTGCAGGATGCCGAACTGATGAGCATCCTCACCTTTATCCGGGAAGGCGCGGTGCAGACCGCGGTGCATGGTGCCGATGTCCGTGAGCGTGAGGACGCAAGGCAGTTAGCCAGAGCCATCGACCACCTGGCCACCGAGATGCGCTCACGCCTCGATACCGCCCTGCTGCAGAACCAGCGCGAGACTGATGGGCGGCGATTCGAGTAGTTCATCCCCGCTGACGCAGGGAACACGGTAGATTGCCGAGCAGTTGGATGCCGGGCGCCGGTTCAACCCCGCACGCGCGGGGAACGCTCCACCCTACACACGCGAAACCCAAGATGGAACTCCATGAGCGAGAATAGCGGCACATCCGCCCCGGCTGCCCCGGCAGCACCCGCAGCAGCCCAGCCGGCCACACCAGCGCCAGCCACGAACCAAAATGTCGTCAACGCCCCCGCGCCAGCGTCGCAGGAAAGCATCAGCCTCTCCGATGCCGGCCGCCTGCTTGCCAGACGCCGCCAGGAGGCCGCACGCGAGGCGCAGGGGCAACCCACAGCACGCCTCAACCCCGTGCAGCAGGGGCCCGGAGAGGCACGCGCCACGCCAGCCCCTGCACAACCGGCAGCGCAGCCAACCGAAGCGAAGGCCGCTCCCACCGACAGCTACGACACCATCGCCAAAGCGCTCGGGCTGCAGGAAGGGGCGCAGCCGGCCGCACCCGACGGGACGGCACCAGCCGCAGACGCGTCCGAGAGCGGCATCTACGAGATCGACGGCCACCGCGTCACCGCCGCTCAGATCCGCACCGCCATGGGCATGGCCGCGGACTACACCCGCAAGACCCAAGAGTTGGCTGCCCAACGCCAGCAACTCCAGCAGCAGGCCGAGGCACTCGCCACCGTGCTGCCCCACATCCAGCCGGAACTCGCTAAGCTGGGTGAGCGGCTCCAGGGAGCGACCCCGCCAGACCCCAGCCTGATCGAAAGCGACCCACAGGGCTATCTCCGCCAGTTCGCCGCCTACCAGCAGGCTACGGCTGAGCAACAACGTCTGGGCAGCCTCACCCAGCTCCAGCAGCAGGCGTTCGAGCGCGCCATGACCCAGCAGGTCGAGGCCGGCAACAAGATGCTCAGCGAGAAATACGAGTTCTGGCGGGATGATGCGCAGCGCACGACCGTCCAGCGCGATATCGCCCGCTGGGCCGAAAGCAAAGGCGGCTACACCCGCCAGGAACTCCAGGGGCTCTCCGACCCGCGCCACGTCGAGTCGATGATGAAAGCGATGATGTTTGACAGATTGGTCGAGGGCGCCAAGACCCGCGCCCCCCAGCCGGTGCAGACCGCACAGGCGCGTGGCGTGCGCCCACCACCAGCCGCCGCCGCCCAGGTGCAACAGGCCGAACAGGCGTTCGAGGCACGCCCCAATGCCCGCAACGCCGCCGCCCTGCTCAGCGCCCGACGCTCCAATGCCAACGGCAGCACCCGGTATTGATCCATGAACCGGTTGGAGTATATACGAAGGGTGTTCCCCGCAGGCGCGGGGATGACCCGTGTGCATGGCCTGCACCATTGGCGCTGTCGTTGTGTTCCCCGCAGGCGCGGGGATGACCCGGGGAGTGCCGAGGCGAAGGTGTGCTGGATTGCGTGTTCCCCGCAGGCGCGGGGATGACCCGACCCGGGAGCAATGCGATGTTGAAGATCGCATCGCGTTCCCCGCCGTGCGGGGATGACCAAGGGGCAGGCGCCAGCCCCGCAGGACTGGCGCCCTGCCCTACCGCCGACGTATGGTGATGATCTTGAGGAACTTGTGATGTCCTACCGTCACATTGCTCCCTTGGAGATGCCGGGCAGGCCATTCCTGTCCGGCGTTTCTCGTTTAGCCGCTTGACGACGCCGTATCCACACCCGTAGCGTGCCCCCGTCGCCCGAAGGAGTGCTTGCACCAACCGGTAGGGCGAGACGTGACGTCGCAGGACGACCAAGCCGGCTATCGGCACGCAGCGCAGTCGGGATACCGACCAAGCAGCTAAACGCCCGAGTAGCCTCCAGTCAGATCCATTGCGAACCAGCAATTTTGGTTCAACCGGCACCAGGCGCCCAGCGCCGTGCTAAGCAATGGAGTAGACCATGGCCGTTCCCGCACAGGGAGCCGCACCTGCAGGCACTTATATCGAGACAGCGGCTGTTGGTGTTCGCGAGGATCTTGCGGATATCATCTATCGCATCGATCCCGACGAGACACCGCTCGTGTCAAGTTGTTCCAGGGTCGGTTCCAAGCAAGTCCTGACCGAATGGATCGTGCAGGAACTCAACCCGGCCGCAGATAACGCCCAACCCGAGGGCTTTACCGCGGTCATGCAGGCGGTGATCAAGCCAGTAAGACTGAATAATGTCTGCCAGTTGCTGGCACGCACTGTCGGGGTATCGAATACGCTCCGCGTCGTGGACGTGGTCGGGGGGGAAGACGAGTATAACAGGAATATGATTTTGAGGGGCATGGAGGTTAAGCGCGACCTCGAACTGGCGGTAACGTCCCCGCTGGTGCGCACCATCACCGACCCGAGGCATATGAGCGGCTTGCCCTGCTACACCAACTTCGGCGCACGCGGCGCCGGCGCCGGCGTCATGCCGATCGGTGACGGCTCCAACGCAGGCACCGCAGGCACCCCCTACGATCTCACCCTCGCCGTGGTGAACACCGCCGTGCAGCAATGCTGGCAGGCAGGGGGTAATCCGACATTGGCGATCATGTCGGGGAATATTAAGAATTACTTCGCGACATTGTCGCAGGGTGGGACCGGCAACCCAATCGTCGCCCAGAACATCGTCCAGGCGTCACCCACCGGCGAGATGACCATCCAGGGCGCGGTCGACGTGTACCGCACTAACTTCGGGACGATACAGTTGGCGCCCGATCGCTTCATGCCAGCGCATCAAATCCTGCTTGTATCTACGGACTATGTCGAGATGGCACCGTTGCCAGAGCGCGATATGATCCAGCAGGATTATGCCCAAACTGGGGACAACTCACAGGGTGGTGTGGTTTTCGAAGGATGCATCCGGCCTACAGCGCCTAAGGCCCACGCGACGATCTTCGATCTTAATCAGTAGATCGTAACAAACCTGTTGTCTAGGGGCTGAAATGGTGTATAACCTCTGGTATGAGAAAAGGCATACCTTGGCAAGATCGCCTGGTCGAGAACCGGGAGACCGGTTGTTGGCTGTGGACTGGCGCAATCGGGGATTTTGGATACGGACAGGTCACGATCCGCTACCGGCGCCACAGAGTGCATCGCCTGGCCTGGGAGGACGCCTACGGGCCAATCCCAGACGGGATGCAAGTCTGTCATCACTGCGATGTGCCGGCCTGCTGCAACCCAAGGCATCTCTTCTTGGGCACCCAACAGGACAACATGCACGACGCCCTGAACAAGAGTCGCTTCAAGGGCAACGCTCATCTCAACAAGCAGAAGACCCATTGCCCGAAGGGTCATCCGTACGACGAAGAGAACACGCTGATCGCCAACGGCAAGCGCCACTGCCGGGAGTGCATGCGGATCTATGCTCGGGCCTACAAGGCAGCGCGCAAGACGCCCAAGCAGGAAAAGCAGCCGCAGACCCATTGCAAGCGTGGTCACGAGTTCACGCCAGAGAACACATACGTCCACAACGGAATACGCAACTGCAAGGAATGCCAGCGGCAGCGTGTGAGAGATCATCGCGCCAATCGGTAATTCTGGCGGTCAGCCGATGACCGACAGACCGTTCTTTGAGTCCTGGAACCCGGTAACGCAGCGGTCAACCGAGATCGTGACCGATGCGGAAACCGGGCTTCCGGTCATCATCACCTCGCAGAACACGCGCCCCATTGTCGAGAGCGCCAAGCAACTGGCGTCCAACTTCGACAAACACCGGCCGAACCCTGACGGCATCACCCATGTCGCGCGCATCCCGATGGTGATCTGGCAGCAACTCCAGAAGCTCGGCATCACGAAAGACCAGAAAGCGCTCAACGCGTGGTTGGACGAGAGAGACAACCGCGTGTTCAGGACCGACGACGGACGACGCATCTAAAGGAGACCACCATGGCCAGCC